CCCAGTTGCTCCAGAGAAAATAGCTTTCAAAATATTAAGTATAACAAACTTTGCAATCAATTGGACTATCATTGACAATACGGAATTGCCAAATTCCTTAAAAGCTTTTATAGCAACCTTTGTCGAATCTCTTGCGTTTGTTGCTAATGCTATAAATGCTGTGCTTGATGCCTGGGCTAATGCATCTGTCATAGACGCAGCAAGATTAACAGCTCGCTGATATTCTTCGTCCTGAATCCTGTTGCGCTCTGCTGTCTCTTGCTCTTGCAATCTTATATGCTCTTGCGTTTCTTCAGCCCATAATTTTCTTTTGGCTTCTGAGGCTGCTTGCATCTTAGCCCAGTTTTCCTTATCAGCTTTATCTTCTTGTTCGTCCTGAAATTGTTTCTCCTGTAATCCTCGCGCTGCCTCCTCGCTTAACAAATTGGCTTTTGCTGTTATAGCCTCGTTTTCCATTGCAAGCTTTTTAGCATCCGCATCTTTAATGTCTTGTATTTCTTTGTCTGATGCGTCTTTGGCATCCTTAGCAACTTTTGTTAATATTGCTTTATGTAAAGTAGCCTCTTGTTCTCTTTCAGCATAAAGTTTTTTCCCTTTTTCCTCTTCTGCCTTGACAATGGCAGTCATTGCCTCTTGGTGCCTTGCCACTTCTTTATCAAAAGCCGCTGCTGCCGTATTACCCTGTGCTTCAGCAATTTGTGCAGATTTGTCAAAATAATCTTTCATGGCGGCACTTGCTTCTTCTGCTTTTTTCTTAGCATCAGTCCAAATATCAGATATGCGTTTCCCCATACCTTCGAAATTAAAAGAAGCAAGAGACGAAAAGACTTCCTTAACAGTACCTATGGCTTTTGCGATAACATGAAATTTATTCTCCAAGGCAGCTAATACGCCTATAACAATGGCTAATGGCCCCAAGAATACTTTTGGTATTGCAGCGGCAAGCCTCAGTATTGCGCTAAAACTGCTTATCAACCCTTGTAGTGGGCCAGCACTTAACGCCATCAATGGTTCTTTAAGTTTGGTTATACCCTGAATACTCGTTGTGGTTTTATTTGCAGCTGTGCCCGAGTCTTTAAGATTAGTGATTAATTTATCAAATTCACCTTGTGCGAGATTGCGAGCTGTCAACAAGAGTTCGATTTTAGCTTGTGTGGATTCTGTGCCCATTATCGACCCCTTGCTTTTAATGCTAATAACTCGATTTTTGCTTTTTCTCGTTCATGCTCTTTAGCATGTGCTTCATTGACTTCTCGCAAACACTGCATATAAACATAGACTTGCGGTAATGTCAAATTACCTATATCTTCATGCGATAAATGTAAATCTCGCATCAAAACAAAATAAGTCCATCTTAACCCCTGCCCCCATTCCGATTTATCTTTTTTTTTAAAGATGGATGGGCAGAGGGTATTCCATTATAATTAAGCTCTGCCATTATCTGAAAAAGTTCATACAACTTTTGAGTCGTGATTGTGTCCTCAATAAATGCAATATCTTTTTCGTGAATAGCCATTGCAATAATTGGATAAAGTGCGTCAAGTGCTTTCGGGTCAAAATTATTTGGGTTGACGTTGCCAAGCTCGGTAAGGATGGAAAGCTTTTTTAATGGCACTGGATAAACTTCATATTCACGGGATTCTACACCCTTATCAGTCCAGCGCTCAAGAGTAAATTTCTTTGGGCGTGGATTCATGATATCAGCATCATTCGGAATCCCCGAATCTATTACGCTATCCAATTTATTAATTTGGTTTACTTTTTCCTCTGCACTTGCCATTTATCCTCCTTAAGAAATTGCCGCACCTGTATCATATCTTGACGCGAACAAATTTTGCAACTCGACATATTGCCCTACATGTGCTCCAGTTGCGAACCCTGCGAATGACATTTTAAGCAAATCACCCGCGCTAATACTTGGGTCTGTCCATGACTTATAATACATCTCGCTCATATTGAAAGTAATATAATTACTTACTGCATCAGTCAATGTTAATACAAAGCTTGAGGATGTCATGGACTTAAACTTTGCCCGCTCAGTTTCATTGGCAAAATTTAATCCTGTTGCCTCAATATCAAAAGAAAAATCCTTGCCAGATACAAGTTTGCCGATAACTGTCGAATTACCGAGTAACGGCAGTCCCTCTTGACCACGAGTAATAGTAATAATGACTTGCTCAAAATTAGTTACAGCAGAACCACCAATCGTAAAAGTAGATACTTGTTGTGGTGTAATTGGCATTGCGTCACAGTATGTCAATGTTTGTGCACTTGCCAAGTCGCTTTCGTTATAAGCAATTCCAGAAACCTCTACCATACAAAGAGTATCGCCACCCTTTATTGTTATCTTAACGCTTGTTGGACGGAAACCCACAACTTGTTTCGCAACTGCATCCTTGTTGCTGTAAAGATTAATCCAATTAGGCTGGTCTGTGTCGTTAATTGTAAACTTGTGCTTATACTTACCGCCCGATAGAGTCCCGGTGTCCGTGCCAAAAACGCAAGCAAGAAAGTCACCTATCGAACCGCTATCTGCATCTCCAGTATCAAGAGGAAATGATAACGCTGGAGCAAATGTTGATATACCGCTTGATACCCGCACAGGACCAAGAGTACCACGTACCTCTGGCACTGGCTCAACAGTTTTTGTTAATGAACACTCAAACTTATTCGCGAGAATCCCACGACTAAAAGAAGCCGCAGCCGCACCGATACTTGTCGTATTGAGTGCTATCCCGACCTTTGATAATGCTGCTACATCATACATACGTTACCTTTCGCCAGCCGTAAAGCGTGGCAATGTTAATTTTAACTCCATCTGGATTTGTGCGTAGTCATCATTGACATACGTCAACAAGCTGTCTCCGTATTCCGCATTATTCCAGCCACCTGATAAAGTAATAAATTTCTCAAGTGCGTTACATATCGCTTCATCATAAGCAATCAACGCCGTTTCAAAATCTGGAACGCTATCATCTAATGCAGATTTTATTTTCCCGATTATTGATATGACCATGGTATCCATTCGCTGCTTTGGTACACCGACATAAGTATTGCGCTCTATCCTATCAACATACGCCTCAAGCTTCGGATAGACTAAAACATCGTCATTATGTTTTATCCGCTCAAGCTTCCATTGCTCTACATATGCAGCCAATACGATATCTGCTTGGATTGTCGTCTTAAATAAATCCCATGCGTCTTGTGCTACTGACATTTACACCTCAATCCATCTGCCAGCTACATTCATTACCATACGCATAATCCTGTTGCTATTCAAACACATCATAGCAAAACCAACCGAGTCCCTAAGCGGGCTATCATATGTCCCATTGTTCGTATTGTCTCCTAATGTCTCATGTACAAAAACTCGCTTGACATCATCGTATGGCAACGCTTCTGTTACTCGCCTGCCGTGCTTTATCCTCATGCCGTAGCTGTAACCCTATTCCAGACCGATGTCCCGCCGATATTAAAATATAAAGACGAAACACTCGTACCATTATTCCTGATATACAGAGAAGCTGTCGAAGGTGTGTTTGATGGCGCACCCGCTCCGGCTGCTAATGCTATTCCTGATGTTGATGGATTCATCTCCGACATTGACCGCATAGCTGCTACAATAGCATCGATATCCTTATCAAACCCCTGTGAAACATTCCCGTTATCAGGGAGATTTCTTTCGCCTACTGTTGACTGTGACATATTTTTACTCCTATGACCTAAATAAAAGTGTGCTTTGAACAGACCCATTTCTTATGTCTGTGGCTGTTCCCAAAAACATTGAAGCAGAAATTCTATTTCTTAATTTCGCCTCTTCATCACGGTACATTTTGTATTTAAAATAATACCGCTCCATATCTGTAACTTCAATCTGTGCTCTACCTGCTTGTTCTTGACAAAACTTCATAGTTACCCACGCAACAAGCCACTGTTTAATGCAATTGTCAATAGGAGTTACTATTTGAGTTGACTGCAAACCACGTTCACGAGCAAGATTAACAATCTCAATGTCTGCCCTATCAAGATAACCAGTGATTGTATGTCCGTAAACAATTACATCTGTGATATCCGTAGTTTGCAAATAAGTGCTCATTATTTTACTCCCGCTGCTGACACTGCATCAAGCGTAGCCATCTTTATATCAGCAAGTATTTTATCTTTTAGCGCTCTACCAGCCTCAAAAAGAAATTCATCTGGCTTTGTGCCAGGATGAAAAACCTTTTTCCTGAATACATTCCGACCATAAGAAGTAAATAACAAACTTTTTTTATTTTTTGCGACTATCTCATGCGGTCTTGTCCCACCATGGACATACCCAGCATAATAAGCGACTCCCGTATCAAGAAAAATACTTGCCGCGTGTGCTTGTCTATTGAATCGGATACTTATACTTCTTTGGAGGTCTCCAGATTGTCGTTTGAATCTATGCACACGCCTACCATAAGATTGAATTTCTTTTGCACCTTTTTGGATTGCAATATCAATCTTACGATTTATAATAGGACTCAATTTCTTAAGCGCGTCTATGGCTTGTGTTATACTCAATGCCATCGGATACCCCTTTAAGTAGGGCGGCTATCACCGATAACCGCCCATATAAGTTATCCAATAAGCTTTACGACTGCTTCTGGTTTAATAACCGAAACACCCCAAGCGAGGTTGACGCGATAAGTTGTCATACCATCACCGAGAATTTCGCAAACCAAGAAAGTTAATCCAGATACAGGGTCTGTAACAGAAATTGTATCAAGGACAGGTGTTCGCTCGATAATTGGAGGACGTGCAAAAAGTAATACAGCATTACGATTAAAAGCAAAGTTGGATGTATGGTCTCCAGTAACAGTGATTGCTCTTGCGACTGCTCCAGTTGCCTTGCGGAGACCAGGAGCACCAATATACATTGCTGTTGATGCGCTTGACACATCGGCAACACCTGTAATAACACCGTACTTGTTGCCAGTGTCGTTAGCAAGTGATATAACATCACCAGTAAGGATTGTCCCTGTGCCTGCTGCTGCTGTTGCAAGATTTATGCTACCAACTGCTTTGTCTGTTGCTGTCAATGTTGCGCTCGCAGCTGTTCCAGAGGTATGTATGCCAATTCCGGATGATACGCGGAAATCAAAACCCTGAAGCCTTGATATTACGCCATTCCTAAGCAAATCATCACTGCCAGCCTGATTAACATTGGTCAACTGTGTCAAGCCGCCGAGTGCCTCTTCAGCCGCAGTATCAATAACACAAGACATCTGACCTGGAACCCATGCGCCGTTGTCCTTGAGCATCCTTTTCAATGATGCAGCATTAGCAAGGTTTGAAGCAAAAGGGTTTGTACCAGCTGAACCAACTGCCCTTGAAAACTTGGCATCAAGCGCAGAGCCTACATCCTGCTCTATGAGATTACAAATTGAGCGGAAACATTCAGCAATCTGCTGCTCGCGATATCCAGGCAACGTACCACCATTAATAAGGATTTGTTTTTCTTCATGGGTAAGGTGGAAAGAACTTGATTTGTTGCGCGAAATTGTCAGTGTTGTGGTTGTCGGTGTTTTGTCTGTGCCAGCTGAAGTTGACATCGCTGGAGAATAGTCAGCGAGTGCTTGTGATACAGACAGCGGAATAGTCATTGTCTGACCGACCGCAAGATTCATCTGTTCGGGTGTGAAATCTCTTGATACAGCTGGAATAAATCCGACCTGCTCACGCATAACCATGGGAACAGTTTTAAACATTGTTGGCAAAAGTGCCGTTAAAACATTAGACATAATAAAACCTCATTTTTAATTTTAAGAAACCTTTCCACCATCAGTGATAAATTTATATTGTGCATCTGGTGTCATGCGTTCAAAGTCTGCGCGTTGGATTTGCTTAGCGCCAAGCGTATTTTTTGAAGCGCCACCACCAGCGCCTGCCCTTTGCTCACTAATGAGGGAATCTTTATTCTTCTCGAAATATTGTAAAACACCTTTGTCAAGGTCATCCGCCCCATTGAAATTGATTGTTTTCCCATCTTCACCTATTGACACAATGCCATCTCTTACTAAGTCTTTCGCATGTAGCTCAGCATTGTAGATTTTACCCCTAAATTTAGCGAGTAGCGCATCTTGCAACAATGCGTTTTTACGCTCTGTTTCAAGGGATGCAGCTTTAGCTGTTTGCTCTGTCAATAGCTTCGATACGTTGCCCAACTGTGATTCAATTTCCTTGAGTCGCCTTTGTTCTGCGGTTAACTTACTATCTGCTTCGGACGCTTTGGCAAGTTGCTCCTTAAGGGAGCCAGCAAATGATGAAAAGTCACCGCCATCAAATCCAATACCTTTCGCCGCTGCAAGAATTTTATCATAATTACTTTGCAACGAATTAAACCCCTTTTCAGTGCTTGCAGCCTTCAAAGCGATTGCATTGACAACCTCAAAAAGTTCGTCACCGCCCTCTACCTTGGTTAATACTGCCTTCACGTCATCAAGTGTTTTTGGCATTTACAACACCTCTCTTTTTTGGTTAATATATGGTTATTCAACGTGTTTGTCAAACACGATTTATATTTTTATTAAGTCACTGATATTTTTTAGTCCTTGCCATCCTGATAAATAATCCCTCCACTTGCCAGGATTCTTGGCAACCTTTTCAGCACCACCGACACCGAATATTGATTCAAGCCCATTATCAGATAGCCCATCAATAAAGCCAATCGCATTGCTGTAATCAGGACGCTTTTTGATTTCGTCCTCGCCATAGATATACGACATTTGACAAATACAGTTCGGGTGAAAAGGATACACTGGTAAATGGTCAAGCGGATAGCAACCAGCACCAAGCCCAAACAAATCAATTCCGCAATGAACATCACAGATGTCACGCCTCGGATGTCCATCATTAAGCTCGTACTGTATGCCAATAACATCTGGATTATCCCATGCCTCCTGATATGTTCCTTCAGCATAAGCCCTCGCCCGCTCGGTTCGCGCCAACCGCTCTGCGTTATAACGCGCTTTTGCCTGAACTGCGTATTTGACTGCTTTTTCAAACTCCTCTCGCGATGCTGCTTCCGTCGTGTCAATAACCGCCTGATATGCCGCCTTAAGTCTGCTTGTTGGCGCACCGTTTTGCGCTAATTTATCTACACGACCCATTGCTCTTGTGACATTCAACTTGTATTGCTGATAATCTGAATAGTTTCCCTTATAAACTTTGCGAGCCGATGTTATCAATTCGTCAAGATACTTTGGTGTGTCGCCTTTGGTTAAATCTCTCTTGCTTATTTCTTCAGCTGTGCCTATCCATGACCGTCTGTTATTCATCCCTATTTTTAAGGCTGCCTTAACCTCATCCATTCGCGACAAATCATTGACCTTGCCAGACAATGTGAGCTTGTCATCTTGCCACTTATTACCAAGTACCCAGCGCCTTGATACAAGCGCGTCTTTGTTGCCGTCCGATGCAACGCGCATAATCTCAACTGATTGGTCTGCGATTGCGTTTTTGATAATCACAGGGTAATCTATGTCAGCAATAGCGGTACTAACCGCTTTGTCAACAGACATCCTTGATGAAATATTTTTTTGTATCTCTTTGGTCAGGTCTTGCAATGCAACATTAAGGATTTTTTGAAAATCCTTGTCTGTCTTTCTAATCACGGAATAGCGCGTTACTTTCGCCATTACTCCATATCGCCCATATTATTATCCGCATTATTATCACTGCTAACATCCATCACACCAGCGGCATTGTTTATCTGGAAATCAAATTCGTCAAGCGCTTTCTTAACCATGTCTTCATTCTGTCCTTTTGATGCAGCGATAAAAGCCGCCCGCTTAAGCAATAGCTCGGCAATTGGAGGCATACCCATTTGCAACACACTATCATTAGTTCCGATATCTTCAGCCTTGGATTGAGGCTTGAAACTATCTGGATATTTCACATGATAATCAAACGATTCTCCAGTATATAGCTGGAACATCCGAATTATCTCATACTCCAACCATTCAGCAAGTTGGGCAGTCTTCTTGAGAATCGCGTCTTGTGCGGTAAATTCCCATTCAAGAGCGACACCAGAACGCACAGCTTTGACACCTATCACGCCTCGTTGACTGGCTATTGTAAAAAGAGATTCGATAAGCTTTTCGCAGTTTGAAACTAAGCCAGATAGAATGTTCGGGTCTGGACTTGCGTAGTTTGGCGCGATGCTTGTTGTCAATGGCAAACTCAAGACACTATGCAAACCAATTGCTACTGGTGCGCCATCTGACTGCATGTAAAAAATAGAAAAAGCTTGCGCCCTTTCTTGGTCTCGGATTTCGCTATCCTTGTTAAAAACCGCATGATTAATTTTTGCGATATCATAGTGCGGAGGTTCCACCAGCAAAGATTCTGGATTAGTCAGCACCCCAGTAACAACAGGTATCACAGGTACAACACCCAATCCATGCTCCGTTGTCTTGACTATTATTTTCTTAGTTCCACTCAACTCTATTTTTTGCGCTATCTCGCGAGTCCATCTTGTGTAATGCTTAACAATGCCAGTACCGTTAACACTTTTCCCCTCGCCATCATAAAAAGTAATTTCCTCAAGCGCTCCGTACTTGTCAAGCTTATGTGCTTTCACCGTGTTTGCAGTTTTGATATACACATATGGCATTGAGCGCGTTTTAATCGCGTCAGCAACAGTCATTTTTGTATTAATATCAAGGTCGTTATCCACAACAACAAAAGTTACTCCATGTATCATCGAGTATATCAGTGCATCATGGATAAAACTTTGGATATCATGGCATCGATAATCAACATCATCCACAAAGACATTAGCCAATAAAATATCAGTAGGCGTGTCATTGATTTTTATCTCACGATTAATTCCCGTGTTTGTTATAGGGTCAACCATAGCCTTGATAATAGGAGCAAAAAAGTTACGCAAAAACGCAGCATCACGGCGCATAGTATAAAACATCTCAACTTCTCTGCCGTGGGGAATAAGATAGGAACCATCACGATAACCGCCACCACCCAAGAACGTGTCTGTCATAAACTCATATACATTTCGCGCACTAACTGACTTGTAGTTATAGCTCAAAAGACTAATCTGTTGCGCCTGGTCGTTTGTGCTTATTGGTTTTATCGTTGTTCCAGCATCCCCTTGTCCTACTCCAGTTTCGATTGGCATATAACTCCCCTCATTTATAACCGCGAACTATTTGTCGCGGCTGTATCAAACTGTTAACCGCATATCGCAAAGCATCAATAGCATGCAGATAACCCTTTGCAGGCTTGTTGATAAAAGTCCCATCCTTGTCCGTTTGCCATGAAGCGTTCCTAAAATCTTTTATTACATTCAAACTTTTCTTTGTAACCCTAATCTTATAACGCCGTATAAAATCTATACCGAGATTAAAATATCCCTCGCCCTTGATACATGGCTTTATATTGCGCCAACCTGCCCGATAAATTTCCTCAATACTTTTCGGCTCCGCACTATCCGCAT